CATAGTATCAAATAAAGCGTAGAAATAATCATTTAAATTTTCTGAGATATTAACATCGTTGTTATACTTTATCTCTGGGTATGCTTGTATTAGTTTAAGAACTGCTTCACGTTTAATCATCATAAAACCTGTACCAGCATCATGTAAACGAATAACTCCATTTTCTACAGCAATAGTCTTAGTATCTCTATTTAAAAATTTGAAATTGATCGCATAGTCTGATCCCATTGCGGCAATATCTTTATCACTCTTTTCCGCGGTTGAGTCTTTTACAATACTTTCTTTAATACGCTGCCAATTAACACCCTTCTTAGGATATGCGCCGACACATACATCTTTATTATGTGCATAAAGCTTTAGAATATCTTCGATATTAAATTCAATATCAGCATCAATAAACATTAAATGAGTATAATCAGATGCGAGAAAATATGCAAGAAGAACGTTACGAGCACGAGTAACTAATGATTCATTAGCAATAGTTCCAAACGCAAGAGGAATTCGATGACCATTAAAAAATGTCATCATTTTTACTACTGATCTAAAATATGGTTCGGTCAATGCTCCACCATAACAAGGAGTTGCGATAAAGAATTTACTTTGTCGCATTTCATCTAAATTGATTTGTAATTGCCCTTGTTGCGGGGCATTCTCTTGAACTGAAGGAGGAACAGGTGGTAGAACGGTAGGTATTGATTTAGGTACTTTATCTTTTTTTGCCATGGTCACCTCAAAGTATGTTAAAGTGTTTCTATTTCAAACAATTTATATTTGAATGATGCAATACCAACAAAATATGGAACTACGGAGGAAGTTATATCAAAATCCAAAGCTTCAACAGATGTCGGAAATATATCATAAAATATTATATTTGTTTTTGGATTGTTTGTCGAGTCTAAAATAGTTAAAGTTGCGTCTGAGTATGCCAAACGATCAGTATTTTTACTATTTACCCTACCCAACGAATCAGTTTTAGTCACAAAAAATGGAAAACGGTTTTGTCTTTTGGCGACGAATTCTGAATATTGAGCATAATTTTTTGGAAACCCTAATGCTATTAACCAATAGTATAATTCCAAATAATTAGACATATCTTCAGATATTAAAAATCTAATTACAAATTCTCCAAAATTTATCTTATCGCCTATAACAGGTAAATCTACAAAAGGAGTAGGTTGTTGTGCAAACCCTAATTGTATTGCAGGTAGATTAGCGGATTGGCAAGTATAGGAAATATGTGGTAAATCTTTTACCGTGAACCTAAAAGCATTTGGTCTCAGATAATCATATGTTGTCGGACGGCTATCCTCATATGATGATTTGATAATTTCTACATTTGCTGTATACATGCTATCTCCTAACACATATATTTATAAGATAAAAAAAGGGGGATTTTACTCCCCCTTTAAGTCCGATCTGCGTCGGCTCAATATTACATAAGATTCAATACACGGGACTTACGATAGTACTGATTACGATTAGCAGTAAATGTAGAACCATCTTGAGTCGTTGTGCCAGCTGTCGTTGACACGAATGGGTTAGCAACCATACCATAACGTGTCTTGAAGCCAATCTTTGGCTGGAAGCTGTTAGGATCGATCGCACGAACCATTTGTAGAGGAATATATGGGCAGTAGAAAATACCTGCGTCATATGGGCTTGAACCCTTATAACCTACCATATAGAACTGATCTGATGCACCTAGGTTAGATGTATATGGATCAATGTAAACACGATAACGACCATTTAAAACACCTGCGAAAGTGTTGCCTGTGTCGTCAACATTAATACCTGTTGAAAGAGCAGGAGTATAATCAAGAACACCAGACATAGCTAAAGCACTTGCAACGTCTGCAGAGCAAACAATGAAGTTACCTTTACCACGACGTGTATCTTGAGCAATGTGATTAGCATCACGCTCCATGTTGAACAATAGACCCTTGAAACGCTCAACAGACCAACGTCCATTTGAGTCAACATCTAGGTCAAATGTACCTGCTGTAGCTGTTGCTGGGGAACCAAGCTTAGCAACCTTGTAAATTGTACGGACAACTTCACGGTTGATCTCAAACATAAATTCTTGTGAAAGAATATTTGAAAGCTCTGCCTCTGCATCAAGACCATGAATTGCTTTCAAGTCTTGAGCAAGTTCAACTGTATACTCAGCTTTCAATGCACGGCTCTTAGCAGTGACTGTAACTTTGTCAATGCTGAAAGACATTTCATTGAATACTGCGTCACCTGAACCACCAACACCAATAGATTCTGCAGATGCTGTAGTATTACCAGAACCTGTAGTATATGTACCAGAAGAAATTAGATTAGCAGCGTTAGTACCGCTATGAGTACCTGTACCTGAAAAGTCTGTATCTGCTTCGTCGAAAAGAGCTTCAACACGGGTAGAGGTATTAGCACGCTCTGTACCGTATAATGAGCGCATTGCGAAGATCAAACCTGTAGGACCTGTCATTGGCTGAACGCCGCAAATGTCATATGCCATTAGGTTAGGCATAGCACGACGAACTAGACCAATAAGAATTGGGTCATATGTCTGGATTGCTGAAGAACCGCTATTAGCTTGAATAGCATTGGTTGGTGCTGCCTCAAACAAGCCCATACGCTCTTCACGAAGAGATTTCTCTTGATTCTCTAGAAGAACTGCAGTAACTTGCTTCTTATAATTTTCCTTAATTTCAGGAAGATCTGGGTGGTCTAGGACGGCTTCCCATTTCTTCTGAAGTTGTTCTGATAAAAACATTTAAATCTCCTTAAAGGACTGATATATTATTTATTTTTCTTGACAGTGCGAGATAATGCGTTGGCATACATTGAAACAATACCATTGTCCTCGAATGTTGCTGGGGCACTGCTTGCATCTTCAACAAGTGTCTGTACTTGAGTAGGTGTTGCTGAAGGGGCATTCTTAGGGAAATAATTTTCCTTAATTACTGTTACCTTCTGGCTAAATAAATCCTCACTCTCGAAATCAACACCTTCTAGAAGTTTCTTCAACTTAGCAGCTTCGGTAGCGGCTAAATCTTTTGAAGCACTTTCTAAAACTTGTGCACGCTTAAGATCAGATAGTTGTTTTGCTAACTCTAATTGCTCAGAGATAGAATCATTCAACTTAGCTTCTAGATCATCAGCTTTGGATTGTAGTTCATCCATTACATCATACTTATCTTCTGGAACTTCAATGTAATGCTCTTTGAACAATCCCTTTAGACCAGTAATAAATTCTTCTGCGATTTCAGTACGAAGACCTTTCTCGATTGCAATTTCGTTCTCGGTCATCCACTGCTCTACAACGTAATTTAAGAATGAATCAATTTTCTCAACTAATTCTTCTTTTGCTTCAGCAAGTTCAACAGCTTTTTGCTCTTCAAGCTGAGCAACAATAGTTTCCATCTCGCTATTTACACGAGCAATAACTGCTGCTTCAAAAATTGCTGATGCTTTTTCTGCAAATTCTTCAGAAAGATCGTCGCCAAAGATTGCTGAAAGCTCTGCTTTAACATCCATTGGTGCGACTTCTTCTTCCTCTTCCTCAGATTCTTCGGACATTGGAACATTGCCCTTAGAATTTGGTTGATTGACTGCACTAGTCATATCACCAACAGTTGTGAAATTAGGTGTTGCTCCAGGTGCAGATACGTTCTGAATAGTATTAGGCTTAACTGTCATAGCAGCTTTAGCCCCCTGATTAGGTTCATTTTCATCTCTTTCATCTGCACTAGCATCTTCTGACGAGCCCTGCTTTGGCATTTTAGCATCGCCTGACACGGCTGGTTTGATGCTATTATCCTTAGCTACAGAAGTGGCACCCATTGGAACAGCACCTTCTTCTGATAGAGTCTCGGCGTCAGTAGCAGAAGCGCTAACACGTGCTAGCAATTCCTTAATCTTTTGTTCGACTGACATCCTACATCTCCTATGTTATCTAACTTTAATATTTATAAAACTAGTTATTTTATGGTTCCTAAAAATGCCTCAAAGACTTTAAGCTTCTTAGCAGCTAATTCTTTCTTTGTTGCACCTTTAATATATTGTTTGGCTTGTTCTACTTGAACTGTTTTCCAAACACCATTCTCACAAATCCACTCTGCTCCTTCCATAATGCCTTCAACAAAAGCATCAGGTGCTGAAGGATCTGCTACAATGTCTACTGTAGCAAGATGAAAGTCAGGTTGGACAATACTTATACCGTCTTTACCTTGTGTTAAGGAGCCAACACCTCTCGATGATACTCCTAGCTTTACACCTTCTTCTATAAAATTCTTAGCTATCTTGCCCATTGGTGTATCTAAGATTTTTGCTTCACCTATAACATTATTACCATCCCAGCTAAGACCAGTAATAAGGTGTGATACTTGATTTAAATTAATTGTTGGATTAGGAGGATGTCCTAATTCCCCTAACGCTCTGCGCTCTTTAATAAGTGCTTGGTATCTTTCAACCTCTTTTTCAAGAACAGGTTTTTGATAGATTCGATTGTTTCTATTAGCCTGTTCTGCTTGCATAAAGATACCTTTT